AAAAATCGATCAAGCAATCTCTCAGTCTCTCAGTTTACAGCAATCTTTGCAAACACACGAACCACAAACTCAGTTTCATAACTTTCAACAAGAATTTTCTCTTCATTCCATACTTTCAAACATTCTCAATGGCAGGAATTGTGTTCGGAAGTTTCTCTCCTCCAACACTAGAGAAGAAAACTGTTAAGGCTAAGCGGTTGGTCCCTGGAACCGCTACAATCACTAAGATGCGGGTGGAAACTGTGCCCGTAAATGTTATGAAGGAGGTCTCATTTGGATGCTCTGATAGGTGTGGCGGGCTGTGCGCATACACCAAAACTTCTCTCCGACGTGCTATTAAGGAGGGAGACCTGACAAGTTCTGGTGCTTGTCATCACTGTGGCCTTCATGGCCTTGTGGGTGAGGGGCGCCCACGAACTCAGCTGGTACCATTTCTTGAATATCAACAGAAGGAAGTACCATACACTGAAGTGGTACAAACAATGGTAGAAGAGGAATATGAAATGGAGGTGCCAGTTTATGGCAAAATATTCCCCATAGAGGAGGTTGCATCTGAAGCAACCAGAGCCCTTTCTGTTGCAACGCGTGTGACAGTAGAGGCAAAAATGATGGCCACTGAAAAACCATCAATTCAACAAGTCTCTGGCAAGCTGAGGAGACAGAGTGCGATTGAAATTGCGCAGTACAATGCGCAAATTGCTGCGATGGACGAGTTCCTCCAGAAGAATTCTGATCTGGAGAGGCGCCTTTTCATCAATAAATACAGTCCGGTCCAACAGAAAAAGAGTGGGGCTGTTTGCATACGTCACCTAACGTATGAACAGGCAATGAGGCGCAAGGAAAGGCATGACAAAGAGAAAGAAGCCGACAAGAAATTCTGGGCAGGAGAGTATGAGGTCAAAGTCGACCATGTCCAACTTCCTACTACTTTAAACACAAGTGGTCGAGTTGGTTTCAGAAGTGAGTTCTACACAAGGACTTACAAGCAGCGTAAATCCCCACAACAAGTGAAAAATTTCATAATCGACAAAGGTGCGCTTGATAAAGTCCTCCGACTTGCAAAGCAACTTTCACTGCCTATTGAATTTATAGGCAAGAGGAGACAGCAGGCCATCAAGGCCACATTTGTTAAGAGGGGAACTAACACTCTTCCACAAGTGTATTTGCCTCATGCTGATGGCATATACAAAAACAGAGAGCTCAACCTAGAACATGTGGGTAACACGCTTTCTGTGCTGTGTAAACACGCGAAAATGAGCCATTTGAAAGATGAACAAATCAAGCGTGGTGATAGTGGGTTAGTGTTTGATGAACGCTCACAAATTACAAGGGATAATACGGCAATGCCATATTTTGTAATTCGTGGACGGTGCAATGGAAAGTTGGTTAATGCTCTTGATTTCATCAAAGAAAAAGAGAGTGTTGTGCACTACTCACAAACACCTGAGGCTCAATTTTTCGCAGGATGGAAGAAGGTTTTTGATAGGATGGTGCCACACATTGAGCCACACACTTGTACAGTTGATTTTGCGAATGCTCAATGTGGGGAGGTTGCTGCAACGATAAGCCAGACACTTTTCCCTGTGAGGAAGCTATCTTGCCTCTCTTGTAGGAAACATTTGCAGGCAATGAGTTGGGAAGGATACAAACAATTCCTCGCAGCACACTTAGATTATTGCAGCACTATTTTGCAAGAAAAGGACAAAGCACTTGGGTTTGAGCTAGTGGAGAAGTTGGTATTGCAGATAACAAAAGGAAATACAAATCTTGAATCGTCAATGGAGATAGTCAGGTTAACTCAGAATTATACCACTACTCCAATGTTACAGATTCAGGATATCAACAAGGCGCTCATGAAAGGATCATCAGTTACACAGCAAGAGCTGGATCAGGCAACAAAACAATTGCTTGAAATGACCCGCTGGTGGAAGAAACACATGAACTTGACTGATGAAGATGCGCTTAGGGTGTTCAGAAACAAGAGATCCTCAAAAGCACTATTAAATCCAAGCTTGCTCTGCGATAATCAATTGGACCGTAATGGAAATTTTGTGTGGGGTGAAAGGGGCAAACATTCAAAGCGGTTCTTTGCAAATTTCTTCGAGGAAGTGGTCCCTTCAGGAGGATATGACAAGTATGTAGTGCGACGTAATCCAAATGGCCAGAGGAAACTTGCTATTGGCTCATTGATTGTACCATTGGATTTCGATCGTGCTAGGCTAGCATTGCAGGGCGCAAGCATAACAAGGGAGTCATTGACTATGGCATGCATCTCTAGACAGAATAATAATTTTGTTTACCCTTGTTGCTGTGTCACACATGACGACGGTACGCCACTTTACTCCGATCTTAAGAGCCCAACGAAGAGGCACCTGGTCGTTGGGTCATCAGGGGACCCAAAGTACATTGATCTACCAGCTGAAGACACAGATCGCATGTACATTGCAAAAGAAGGCTATTGTTACTTGAACATTTTTCTGGCTATGCTCGTTAATGTTAATGAGCAGGATGCAAAAGACTTCACAAAAATGGTCAGAGATGTGATTGTTCCGCGACTTGGGAAGTGGCCTTCGATGATGGATGTGGCAACAGCTGCGTACATTCTTACAGTATTTCATCCTGAAACGCGCAATGCTGAATTACCTAGAATTTTAGTAGATCATGCTGCTCAAACAATGCATGTGATTGATTCATTTGGTTCCTTGACAGTTGGTTATCACATTTTGAAAGCAGGGACCATTAATCAATTGATACAATTTGCATCAAATGATCTACTGGGGGAGATGAAATTTTATAAGGTTGGAGGAATGGTGGAGCAGAGAATGAAGTGTGAAACAGCCCTGATCTCCAGCATATTTAAACCCAAAAGAATGATTCAAATCTTGGAAGATGACCCATATATCCTTCTCCTTGGTATGATTTCACCATCGGTGCTAATCCATATGTACCGTATGCGTCATTTTGAGAAGGGTATACAAACATGGATCAGTAAGGACCAGAATGTGACAAAAATTTTTATCATTATGGAGCAGTTGACAAAGAAGCTTGCAGTGAATGACATTCTGCTCGACCAACTGCAAATTATTTCTGGTTCTTCAGGGCATCTTTTGGAATTGCTGGTGGATTGCCCATCACAATCACACTCATACAAGCCGGCTCTAGACCTGTTGAGCCAGTTTCTTGAGAGAGATGTCACGAACAAACAATTGAGCGACAATGGGTTTGTTGATATCAATGAAAACCTCTACGTAGAAATGGAAAAAATCTATGTAAAAAGGTTAAAGCAGGAGTGGCACGCGCTAAGCTTGTTGGAAAAATCTTTTGTAACATGGCAATTGAAGAAATTCTCTCCTGTTACGGAAAGATCTTTGACAGAGAAAGTTGCAGAAGGAAAAGAAGAATCTTCAAAATTCTTTGTGAGCGCGTGCTTCATGAATGCTCAGTCACACCTCAGAAACGCTCGCATTTCTCTTTCAAGAAAGTGTGAAGAAATGTACATATCTTTAGTTAGAAAATGTGTTGGTGTGTTGCTTAGGACTGTGCATCGTTGTTATAGTGATATTTTGCATCTAGTTAATGTGTGCATAGTATTTTCTTTATTAGTGCAGATGTCATCAACATTGTATGGTGTTGTTAAGAGAATTCAAGTGGATAGAGCAGTGTTGCATAGAATGAAACAAGATGAAGAGGAAACTACACTTGTTCATATGTATGAACTCTTTACTAAAGCAGAGGGTGGAATTCCAACGATGGCGTCCTTCACAGAACACGTCAAAGTTGTGAGGCCTGATTTGTTAACAACACTCATGAAGATCATCAACCAAAGAGAAGATGTTTCATGTCAGGCAAAGACTCCAGTTCAATGTCAATTTGAAAAGATTGTGGCATTTATGGCACTGTTAACAATGTGTATTGACACTGAAAGAAGCGATGCTATTTTCAAAATTCTGAACAAACTGAAAGTAGTTTTCTCAACAATGGGTGAAGATGTTAAAATTCAAAGTTTGGATGAAATTGAAGATATTGAGGTAGACAAGAAACTCACCATAGATTTCAATTTGGAAACAAATAAAGAACCATCTTCTGTTTCTTTTGATGTGAAATTTGATGAATGGTGGAATAGACAGTTGAACCAGAATAGAGTCGTTCCACATTACAGAACAACAGGTGAGTTCATGGAGTTTACAAGAGAGACTGCTGCAAAGGTTGCGAACCAGATTTCAATTTCATCAGCAACAGAGTTTCTGGTGCGTGGTGCAGTTGGTTCAGGAAAGTCAACAGGTTTGCCACACCACCTCGCAAAGAAAGGAAAAGTTCTCCTTCTCGAGCCAACGAGACCACTTGCTGAGAACGTTAGCAAACAGCTCAATGGAGAACCATTCTATCAGATGGTGACACTGCGCATGCGGGGATTGAACAAATTTGGATCTAGCAACATCACAGTGATGACTAGTGGTTTCGCCTTTCATTACTATGTAAATAACCCAAACCAATTAGCAGATTTTGATTTTATTATTATAGATGAGTGTCATGTGCTGGATAGTGCTACAATAGCCTTCAATTGTGCCTTAAAGGAATATGAATTTGCAGGCAAGCTAATAAAGATTTCGGCTACACCACCTGGGCGCGAATGTGAGTTCACCACGCAACATCCAGTTAAATTGAAGATGGAGGATCAAATATCATTTCAGCACTTCGTTAGTGCACAGGGGACAGGTTCAAATGCTGATATGATCCAACATGGTCACAACATACTGGTTTATGTTGCAAGCTACAATGAGGTTGATCAATTGTCGCGTCTCTTGATAGAACGACAATTCAAGGTGACAAAAGTTGATGGAAGAACAATGCAAAAAGGCAATGTCGAAATTGTCACCTCAGGGACTGAAGGTAAACCACACTTCATAGTCGCAACAAACATCATTGAGAATGGAGTGACAATTGATGTGGATTGTGTGGTTGATTTTGGACAGAAGGTTGTAGCGGTGCTTGATAGTGACTGTCGATGTGTAAGATATAATAAGAAACCAGTCACTTACGGTGAGCGCATTCAAAGACTTGGTCGGGTTGGTAGGTGCAAGCCGGGGTTTGCACTTAGAATAGGGCACACTGAAAAAGGTATCGAGGAGATACCTGAGTTTATTGCTACAGAGGCAGCATTCCTCTCTTTTGCGTATGGATTGCCTGTCACAACACAGAGCGTCACAACAAGCATTCTTTCTAGATGCACTACAAAACAGGCAAGAAATGCGCTCAATTTTGAACTGACTCCATTCTTTTCAATTCATTTTATTAAATATGATGGTAGTATGCATCCAGAAATACACAGACTTCTTAAGCCTTTTAAATTAAGAGAGTCCGAAATGTTGCTCAACAAATTAGCCATCCCATACCGGTATGTGAATCAGTGGCTTACAGTGCGTGAGTATGATAGGCAAGGAATTCATGTACATTGTAATGAGAGTGCACGCATACCTTTCTACGCACATGGAATTCCCGACAAGTTGTATGAAGCATTGTGGGACACAATTTGTAAGTATAAAGGTGATGCTGGTTTTGGTAGAGTGTCAAGTGCAAGTGCTGCAAAGATAAGCTATACATTGAGCACTGATCCAAGCGCTGTGCCCAGAACAATTGCAATCATTGACCATTTATTAGCTGAAGAGATGATGAAAAAGAATCACTTTGACACAATTGGCTCTTCAGTTACTGGTTATTCATTCTCACTTGCAGGAATCGCTGAAGGCTTCAGAAAAAGATACATGCGAGATTACACCCAGCAGAACATAGCAATTCTACAGCAAGCGAAGGCACAGTTACTTGAATTTGACAGCACAAAGGTTGATTTGAATAACTTGCATGGTATTGAAGGAATTGGAGTATTAAATGCAGTTCAGCTCCAAAGTACACATGAAGTATGCAAGTTCTTGAACCTTAAAGGAAAGTGGGATGGAAAGAAATTTATGAATGATGCTCTTGTGGGTGTTTTCGCACTTATTGGTGGTGGTTGGATGATGTGGGAGTATTTCACCAAGAAAATGAAGGAGCCAGTGTCAACACAAGGAAAGAAGCGAACCCTCCAAAAACTCAAGTTCAGGGATGCTTATGACCGGAAGATGGATAGAGAGGTGTATGCAGATGATTACACAATGGAGCGAACGTTTGGGGAGGCATACACTAAGCGAGGCAAGAGGAAAGGCAGTACTGAGACGAGAGGAATGGGTCGGAAAACTAGGAATTTCATCCATATGTATGGGGTCGAGCCAGAAAATTACAGTATGATCAGATTTGTTGTCCCTATTACAGGACACACAATGGACGAAAATCCCAGAGTTGACATTAGAATTGTGCAGGAAGAATTTGGTGATATACGGATGAAGATGATAGAAGAAGATAAACTTGACACCCAACATCTTGTATCCAGGCCAGGTCTGCAAGCCTATCTTTTTGGAAAGAACACAGAAGATGTTTTAAAAGTTGATTTGACACCACACATACCAACACTTCTGTGTCAGAACACAAATGCAATATCAGGATTTCCAGAAAGAGAAAATGAACGGAGGCAGACTGGTCCACCAGTGCGGGTATCAAAATCAGAGGTGCCCGAACCAAATGAGCATGTTGAGCTTGAGAGCAAATCAGTGTACAAGGGTTTGAGAGATTACAGTGCTGTAGCAACACTGATTTGCCAATTAACCAATGCATCTGATGGTCATAAAGAAACACTTTATGGCATTGGTTATGGCGCCTACATCATCACGAATGGACACTTGTTTAGGCGCAATAATGGAATCTTGACTGTGCGCACATGGCATGGTGAATTTGTTATCAATAACACAACACAGTTAAAGATTCATTTCATAGAGGGCAAGGATGCAATTTTGATTAGAATGCCTAAGGATTTCCCACCATTTGCAAAAAGAAGTTTCTTTCGCCAGCCAGTTAAAGAGGAAAGAGTTTGTATGGTTGGCACAAATTTTCAAGAAAAGAGCCTGAGAGCAACAGTATCCGAATCATCAATCATAGTGCCTGAAGGGGTCGGATCATTTTGGATCCACTGGATATCAACCCAAGACGGCTTCTGTGGATTGCCTCTTGTTTCAGTTAACGATGGATTTATTGTTGGCTTTCATGGGCTCAAATCGAATGATTCTGAGAAGAACTTCTTTATCCCATTCATAGATGATTTTGAAAAGAAGTATCTGAGGAGTGCTGAAAGTCTATCCTGGGATAAGCACTGGTTTTGGCAACCTGACAAAATTGCATGGGGTTCACTCAACCTCGTTGATGAACAGCCCAGAGAGGAATTCAAGATATCTAAACTCATCTCTGATTTGTTTAGTGACTCCGTTGTTGTACAGAGTCAAAGGAAAAGGGAAAGATGGGTCCTAGATGATATGGAAGGGAATCTAGTCGCATGTGGGCAGGCCGACAGTGCCTTAGTGACTAAACATGTTGTGAAAGGAAGATGTCCACACTTTGAGCAATACCTGATACAAACTGAAGAGGCGGCTAGATTTTTCAGACCTCTCATGGGTGCATACCAACCCAGTAAACTGAACAGAGAAGCCTTCAAGAAAGATTTCTTCAAATACAACAAGCCAATAGTTTTGAATGAAGTTGATTTCGATGCATTTGAAAAGGCAATTGACGGAGTGAAGTGCATGATGATGGAATATGGCTTTCATGATTGTACATATGTTACAGACCCTGATGAAATCTTTGGGTCTCTGAATATGAAGGCCGCAGTGGGAGCACAGTATAAAGGGAAGAAGAGTGAATACCTTGAAGGTATGGACTCTTTTGATAAGGAAAGGTTGCTTTATTTGAGCAGTGAACGTTTGTTTTATGGGAAGAAGGGTCTTTGGAATGGGTCTCTTAAAGCTGAATTGAGGCCAAAAGAGAAAGTGCAAGCTAATAAGACCAGAACATTCACTGCTGCTCCCATTGACACTCTGTTAGGCGCCAAAGTTTGTGTGGATGACTTCAACAATCAATTTTACAGTTTAAATTTGGCTTGTCCATGGACTGTTGGGATGACAAAGTTCTACGGTGGATGGGATAAGTTGATGCGTAGTTTACCAGATGGGTGGCTATATTGTCACGCAGATGGTTCTCAATTCGATAGTTCCCTAACACCACTTTTGCTTAATGCAGTCTTGGACATCAGAAGGTTTTTCATGGAAGAATGGTGGGTTGGTCAAGAGATGCTCGAGAATTTGTATGCAGAAATTGTGTATACTCCAATCCTAGCACCAGATGGGACAATATTCAAAAAGTTCAGGGGCAATAACAGTGGGCAACCATCAACTGTGGTGGACAATACTTTAATGGTTGTTCTTGCTATGTATTACTCTTGCTACAAGCAGGGTTGGACCGAAGATGATCTTGCGGATCGTATCATTTTCTTTGCTAATGGGGATGATATTATTCTGGCTGTTAAAGAAGAAGACGCATGGATCTATGACACACTCAGTGCTTCTTTTGCTGAACTTGGACTGAACTACAATTTCGATGATCGATCAAAACGGCGAGAAGATTTGTGGTTTATGTCTCATACAGCAATTGAAATTGATGGAGTGTACATTCCCAAGCTCGAACCTGAACGAATTGTTTCAATACTAGAATGGGATAGGAGTAAAGAAATTATGCACAGGACTGAGGCAATTTGCGCACGAATGATTGAAGCATGGGGTTATACAGATTTGCTGCGTGAAATCAGAAAGTTTTACCTGTGGCTTGTTCAAAAAGACGAGTTCAAGGAACTTGCTGCAGCTGGCAAAGCACCATACATTGCAGAAACAGCTTTGAGAAAGTTGTACATGAATAAGGATGCTAGCATGGATGAGCTACAGAAATACTTGCATGTCCTAGACCTCGAGCATGTGGAAGGTTGCTGTGAATCAGTATCTTTGCAAACCAAATCAGAAGAAAACAAAGACGAACTTGGAAAGGATGCAATTGATGCAGGCAATGATGGGAAAAGGAAAGACAAGGAAAAGGAAGGAATGGTCACACCCCCGACGAATCCAAATCCCAATAATTCAAAATTTGGTGGTAGCTCATTTAACAGGAAAGACAGGGATGTCGATGCTGGCTCAAAAGGTAAAATGGTACCACGGCTGCAAAAGATCACAAAGAAGATGAATCTACCAACTGTGAAAGGTAGGGCCATACTCGACTTGGATCATTTACTTGAGTATGCACCAAATCAAGTTGATCTCTTTAATACCAGAGCTACAAAGTCACAATTTGAATCATGGTATTCAGCAGTCCAAAGAGAATATGAGCTGGATGACAATCAAATGAGCGTCATCATGAATGGTTTCATGGTGTGGTGCATTGACAATGGCACTTCACCAAATGTTAATGGCACATGGGTGATGATGGACGGAGAAGGACAAATTGAATACCCATTGAAGCCGTTAGTTGAAAATGCCCAGCCAACATTGAGACAAATTATGCATCACTTTTCAGATGCGGCTGAGGCATACATTGAGATGAGAAATTCCAAAGAGCCGTATATGCCTAGATATGGTACTCTGAGGAATTTGAGGGACTTGAGTTTGGCGAGGTATGCTTTTGATTTCTATGAAGTAACCTCCAAGACGCCTAACAGAGCAAGAGAAGCGGTAGCACAAATGAAAGCCGCTGCCCTCGCGAACGTTTCTACTAGGTTGTTTGGCCTGGATGGAAATGTTTCAACCACTGGCGAGAACACTGAAAGGCATACTGCACGGGACGTCAATCAGAACATGCACACCCTTTTGGGTATGAATTCCCAGCAGTGAAGGTTGGGTAAACCGACCACAGTTGCTTTCTCGTTTTGCCTTTAAATTTCTATAGTAGTATAACTTTCACTCTCTTTAAGTTCAGTGTGGTTACACCACCTTCCGTCAAACTTATTGTGATAGAGTGGCTCAGCCACCAGTGTTTGTGGTAACTATAGTTTAAAGTAAGGGCGGGGAGAACCGTTGCAACGCCGGAGCTTTCAGAGTGGATGCTTCCACGTGTACTGTCCGAGGTTTGGCAACGTTTGTTGTCCT